CCCAGCTGTCGCTCCAAGGAGGGATAGCAGCCAAGAAATAACCGTTTACTTCGGCCTCGCAGATTTTACATATGCACCTCCAACAGGGTTTCTAGCATGGAATGATAATGGTCCAATTACTGAAGATATAAATAGATCCTAGATACTAAATACTAACAATAGCCTATTTGGGGACAGTGAACCATGGCAAACGATAAGAAATTTATAGTCAAAAACGGCTTGACTACACAGAATGTATCATTTGTCGATGATATCACAACCCCCGTAAACACCATTACGGCGTCTATGTTAGGCACCGATTCGCTATCATTTTCAGGTGACAGCGGGCAGTTGTTTAGTATTACAGATAGTTTAACTGGCACAATATTTGCTGTTAACGATATCTCTGGTGTACCCAGCATTGAAGTAGATGACGACGGTACAATACGTCTCGCTGAAATTGTTGGCAACGTCCTAATAGGTACAGCAACAGACAACGGCACAGATCGACTACAAGTTGCTGGTGCTATAACTGCAACAGAACGTGTGATTGGTTCAAACACTCGTTCAACGAATTATGTTTATATAAATGTCAACAGCGCAACTGGCGTTGCTAACCCAGTTGACCCTGAAGGTACATCTGCCCCATTTGATACAGTTGAAAACGCAATTACGTGGGCAGAGACAACATACGTTGGCATAAACAGCCTCGATCTTGAGGTAGCAGCCGGAACATACAACATTGGTGCGAACCTCACTCCACCAGTCAATTGCACCACCTTCACACTTTATGGCGCCGGTATAGGTACTACAATTTTAAACTTTGACCGTTGCCTCGGCGGAAATAATCAGCTTGCTATGTTCTATAATATGACTGTTAACACTGGTCTCGCTGCCCTCGCACCTGCCGGCAACACCCAAATTGGTAGACTTTACCTTTACGATGTTACTTGGAATACGCTAGGACGCATATTCACTGGAGGCGGTTCAATTGTAAATTGGGGGTATTCGGGATCAGTAATACAAAACTCAACAATTACTGCTACATGGGATAGTGCATCATCCAGAATAGTATATTACTGTTCTGGGAATTTACGGTTGAATGGTGTAGTAACCATTTCCGTCACTAACTCAGTAACTAATAATGGAACCAACGCCAACGATGTAATCAGAGTTGACGGCGGCGTCCTAGCCGCGGAAGACAGTGCAACTCTTAACATACAAGATGAACTTGCCAGCACACCAGTTGCAGGCCTTATTAATTTAGTATATGGTGCTTCATATGCTGAAGGCACAGGAGTTACAGTTACAAACGGTACATTTGTAACAACTGACGCAACAGGAGCAACACTACGTGATTTGAGCAGTGGCACAACTACATTTACAAACAAGACATTTGATGCAAATGGTACAGGCAACTCTATTACCAATATTGATTTGTCAGCAGATGTTATTGGTAACCTGCCTGTTACAAACCTTAACTCTGGCACAACAGCAAGTGCTACAACATTCTGGCGTGGCGACGGAACATGGGCAACGCCAGCAGGTAATTTTTACGACGTATCGTCTGGCTTTGAAGCCATACCAACCTCATCACAGATCCTTGAAAAGATCATGATTGCTCGAACATTAGAATTCCCTGCTAACTTCGTAGGGTCGATTGGCAATATTGATACAAACCCAACAGCATCATTTGCCATAGATGTCCAAGACGATGGTGTTTCGATCGGAACCATAACAATTGGAACCGGTGGTGCCTTCACCTTTGTAACTGCTGGAGGGACTATTCAGACTGTAGCAGTTGGTTCTGTCCTATCCTTCATAGCCCCAGCATCTGTAGATGCCACGGCGGCATCAGCAATATGGACCCTTCTCGGGAGCGCAAGCTAATGCTCTTCAGAAGACCTAGATATGTGTTTGCTCCTACGCCTGCGGCTACAAGTGTAGTAGAGATAGACCTTTCCGCATCCCCAACTCAAGCGGATTTTGACATCGACGTCACAGACTGCGACATCCTTGAAGTCTACTTCTTAGCGGCGTTGCAGAGTGCGGCTGCGACATCACCTGCTCTTCTGTTTTCTACAGATGGTTCAACTTACATCAATGGGGCGTCGACATACGCAAACGGTGTAAACACAGCTACTACTATATCAGATACCGACCTTCCCTTCGTGGGGAATGGTCTGAGCGGCGGCGTGCACTACGGCGGCTTCACACTATTTGGATTCCTAGCTGGTCATAGAACTGGGGCGGTGGGCGGAACCATTTATGATGGGGCTAGTAACACCGTCGAAATCTTTTCAGGAGAACTTAACGCCACGACAGAAGTAATGAAAATTCGTCTAGGGTTAGTAGCAGACTGGGGCGCCACCGGAAAGATAATTCTTAGGAAAAGCAATGTGGTATCACAAACAATATCTACTCGTGACTGGACTGTTGACACCTCAGGAACGGATGGTCTTACTTTCTCCGGAAAGCACAAAGCCTATTTGACCACACGTGACAACAGAAACGGCCGCCTTGAATACCGTGTAGGGACGGCAGGCGGTATTCAAGGCGGCAACATCTACGCAGACGGTATCTTTGCGTCCAGTGGTGTTGCTTCTTACAGAAACTTCCTAAACACTTCATTAGATAACACGACAGGAAAAAATGCTATTGCTACTGCAATTAGTGGACTTTCAGGCGGGCAGCAGGGGTGGATTTCGCACACCGACGGCGGCTACGGATTAACATATGGACTTTCCTTCCCCGCAGCGGAGGTAACAGGAATCTTCCCGCACGAATGGGATGATGCCACTGGGTATAGTGCTGGAACAGCGCAGGTACTTGCAATTGAAATGACATCGCAGTCTGAGGAACTGGTTACAACTGCTAGTTCCCAGACCACAATAGAATTCAATGTTGCTGGCTTTAATGAAGCAGCCATAACCACGCCAGAAACTTTTGGAACATCGCTTGCTGATACGATTTTGGTCCAAATATCTACGAACAACAAAAGTTCATGGATCACAACTGACTACATATGGTATCAATATCTGGGCACCCTCCAAGACGCTCAGATCGGAGCATATGGCCTGCCCGCTGTAACCATAAATACTTCTGGAGTAATAATGCTCCGAGGCATCGCCGCCGGTGAACCTTTCCATACATTCAGTGTTGGGGGAGGTACATCTGGAATCAGGGGTGGAGTTGGGATGCACAAGACGAACCTTGACGCCATTACAGACGTCCGTCTTATTTGTTTGGGTGGAGAGTCATTCACTGATGCAGCGACCATAAGATGTATGCGGTCAACATACTGAAATAAATTAAAGTTGATCTACAATAGTTCGTATCTTGCTGAGAATGCGTGGATTTTGTAAAACAAGTTTAGCGCCCGGATGCAACGGAACAGGGTATCTATCATAGTTAACCCAAGCGTAACCTTCGCTTTCATCATTTATAATAGGAGTAAATTCCTTAGGCACAGTAGCAAGAAATGTATCATATTCAAACGATTCGTCATTACTCACCATCTTGTGTATAGGATAAAATTTAGTGATGTCCGGAAGGAAGCCTAATTCTTCCTCAAGCTCACGTTCGATTGTTTGAACTGGCAATTCATCATTTTCAGAACTGCCGCCCCAAAATCCCCAATAGTTTTTATTCCTGCGGTCTGGTGCTCGTAGTTGTAAAAGAATGCGTTTAGTATCTTCACTAAGAAGAATACAGCCGCTAGCTTTTAGTGTCATATTGTATCCTTAGATGTATAATCTAAACCATCCTTCTCTATAAGTACCTTCATAACTATTCTGCCAAAATCCGCCAGTCCATTCGAACTGGTCAGTTGTGGCAGTGTTGGTAACATAATCTGTGCCGTCATTTGCGCTTGCGTCAAAGCTGACAACCCAATTTGCTCCATTATATTCAATGATGTCATTTGCGGATGCATCAATAGTTCCCCAAGTGCCTCCATCAGGAACCTCGTCTAATACCAAATATCGTTGCCCACCTGCGGCGGCTGCAAGTGTACCGTCACCAGGATAGTTTTTCTGTGGGTTGATGATAGCGTCTACGTCGCCCTGAGTGTTAGTAGGTAGTGTATCAGGATCAATTGTAACAATCAATCGTCCGGTATCATTCAAATCATATGCAATTGTGCCGATAACGTCGTTGCTAGGGTCTGTTACGTCCCCGCCCTGTCGCAGCCTGATCTGGCTGATACCAGGGCGTATCTCACCGTATGCATCAAACACGTCAGTTTTCCAATTACCATTTGCGTCAATACCACCACTGTCAAGCAATGTAGCAAAACCATTTTCATAACGAATAAAATAGTCTTCTAGTGTTGTAACAACAAAATCAGAATTGGTACCTGTTAATGCATCTACTGTCCATGTGTCAAAATCCGCTAAGTCTAATGTGTGTACTTGTGTTAGAATGGTTTGGATAATGTTCATGCGTTGCACACGAACTGGTGGGTTGATGTAGATTGGAATATCAAATTGCAGCGTAGCAACATCAATTATAGTATCAGCACCACCAGGTAAGCTACGGCTGGACCATGTTGTTGATGTTAATTCACAATATGTCAAACTAGACCAGTCTAGTGGATTTTGGTTAAGGTGTAGGTTAATACCAGGATTGAAAAGAACAAGAATCTGTTCAAGCAATTGAAACTTCTGATCTGTATTACTAGTCCATATATCAACATTCATTCGTAGCACATAAGGAACAGGCTGGTAACGTGTTACATCATAGCTCTGTCCTGGCTCGTCAGTATAGTCATGTGCAGCTTCATCAAACTTCTTTTCAATTACCTGAAGTGTTTCTTCAAATTGTGGGTAACGACGTAGTTCTGGATTCATCTCTAGGTTGTTGACATAGCAACTGATAAATGGTACAGTGTTGAGTGTGTTCTCAGAATTCTCTTTAAGAATGTGTCCAACTTGACGACTCATGTCTCCATAACGTGCAGGCACAGTTGAGTATATAGGATTGCTCTGCTCATCAAAGCCTTTTTGTACAGTAAAATTACCGAATATACGGATAAACTGTAGGATGTATTTGCGAATCTGATCGTCGTAAAAATATTGCAACTGTTATGCTCCGAAGTTTGCAGTCCAAATAGCTATAGATGGTGGTATTCCGTTAGTAACGTTTTCCAGGTCTTCCTGGGTACCAATAACACCTTCACCAAGTATGCGGGCGTCATCATAGTCAGCACGTGGTGGAATTGCTTCACTAATGCTCTGTCTGCTTGGATAGAAGTTGCCTTTAGCAACATCTTCCTCAATGTTATTTACAAAGGTTGACGCATTAAAGGTTCTGTCGCTCCAGGTCTTGTCATCAATGTTGTCGTATAGTCTGACCCAACGCAAGTCACGATATACAAAAAGACGATTTGGTTGGAAGTCAGTGCGTATAAAGAAATCACCCTGGTTAGGTACTGATGGGAAGTTTCCGCCTGTTGCGATAGTTTCACCTGCATCCCATGTATATCCTTCAGCATCCACATAGTTATGTAGATGTGTAGTAAGTGCAGTGCCTCCACCAATCGGATCGTCCTCTGTCGCGCTTGCGACAATAGCATCAGTAATGTCCATCTCTTTGCTGAATGTGCTAAAGATGTTAGCCATACTGCCTTCATCTGCACCTTGTCCGAGGATATCATCAAACTCCTGGCTGTCAGTAATTGGTTCTAATTTAACACGCCAAATATGAGGCCACCAAGAAGCACTAAAGCCCTCGCCACCTTTGTTACCATCACCTACAGCGTAAAACTTAGGAATAGGCGGGCTGTCTGCATTGAGTCCATAATTATCAATCAAATGTGGCAACTCAATAACGTCACCACTTATTAGTTTTCGACCTAGCATTTCTACCATTTCATTTAGATGAAAGGTCATGTACAGCGTGTCGTTAGTGAGGAATAGACCAAACTGAGTAAGATCAAAGTCATTATCACTTACGTTGTAAACACCGCGCATATCGTAAACATTCATATCATATTTACGGTCACGGTTTTCTAACAACAGCAAGTCCTGTATGGTTGTTTCGTTTATAATGTCGTCATATGCTGGCTTGGTAGGATCATCCTGGTTAGGTGCATCCTCTGGTCCAATATACTTGTGTACTAGAGCTCCAACGCCACCAATATGAAATTGCTCACGAATCGTGCGGTCAAAGAATTTATAATCATTAGTTTTGTTAGGGGACCACATTGAGATACGAGGCATCGGAATTCCTTTCTAGTATTTATGGTGTCAGCGATAAATAGAAACAATAGGAGTATGATGATGAGCCGCAGCAGAATCACAAAAGAAATTGAGCTAAGATTAGGTGGACAGATGGTTGACGTTGAACTCGACCCTGAACACTATGAGTTGGCAATTGACAAATCGTTAGAAAAATATAGACAGCGCAGTGAGAACGCGGTTGAAGAAAAGTTTGTTGATCTTCAAATTGTAACTGATACAAACCTGTACACCCTACCAGAAGAGATTATTGACATCAAGGACATTTATCAGCGTTCAACTGGTGGTGTACTTAACCAGGGTGTTGAATTTGAACCATTTGGCGCACAGTACATCAACACTTATTTAGGTCCATTAGCTAGCGGACAAAGCGGCGGACTTGCGACCTATGAATTCCTACAACAGCATTTGGAATTGATTGGTAGAATGTTTGGTTATGAGTTTCAATTTACTTGGAACCGTACAAAACACCAACTAATGATACATCGCCGCCCACGTCGTGATATTGTGGTTTATTTACATTGCTATGCATATCG